CTTACCTCACTTAAGAGACCTGGACTGCCCAGACCTTGCCGGGACAATAATTGACGGCGAAATGTTTGTTCCGGGAAAGCCTTTTAAAACTGTATCTAGTACTTTAAACTGTCTTCCAGAAGAAGCAATAGTAAGACAGATAGAAAATGGAGCAATATGTTTCCATGCATTTGATATATTGTACTTTAAAGGGAAGTGTGTTGAGCATTTACCATTGTGGCAGAGAAAGATTCTTCTTTCCAGTGTAGTTTATCAAGTACATAGTCCTTTTATAAAGTTGGTTAAATGTTATTCTTGTAACTCTTTAATTCCGGTACAAATTAGTTATGTTCCTCCAATAAAAGCACAGAAAGACACATATCCAACACTGTTTAAAGAAGTTAATGCTTTAGATTTTGGCAACAATCCATTTGTTAATCCAGTTGGACTTAGTCCAAAAGCTTATTATGAGTTTATTGTATTAACAGGTGGTGAAGGAGTTATATTAAAACCTAAGACTGGTCAATATCTTCATAAGCGCGGGAGAGAGTATCAGAAGATTAAGAAGTTCTTGACCAGAGAAGTTATCATTATGGGATTTTCTGAACCAACTAAGTACTATGATGGTAAGTTCCCAAATGACTACTGGAGGTATTGGTGTGATGCAGAAGATGATACAATGCTGTCTGAACTAGAAGAGGGTCATTCTGCAAAAGAGTATCATGACCTGGGATACCTACCTGTTACTAAGTATTATTATGAAGATTGGATAGGAAATATCCGTTATGGAGTTATTATAACAAACGATGAGATTTTAAAGCTTGATAAGAGAAAGAAACACAACATTGAGACTAGAGCATTACAAGGTCATTTGGTTAAGATTATCGAAGTAGGGGAGTGCTCTGGGTTTGACGAAGAAGTTCGGGAGTACTTTACAGACCTTAGAGAAGATAGCATAGGTAAAGTCATAGAAATAAAATCTAATGAGTTATTTAAAGATACCGGAAAAATGAGACACCCACGTTTCTTAAGAGTGCGCTATGACAAGAATGCAGAAGAATGTACGTGGAAAGACCATATATCGGAGGATTAAAATATGGATGATAAGTATGCTGTTGAATCAAGAGTGTGCGGTCAGTGCAAGTTTCTTAGTAAGCATTGGGACGGGGCATGTACTTGCAGAAAGAATTTGATGTATGTTATCATTAGTATGCATGTGACTTATGAAAAAGAAAAAGGAACATGTTTTGAAAGTGTAATTACGGAGGATTAGTATGAGAAGAGAAAAGCCATTAGATTTAACCTGCCCATATTGTGGGGCGAAAGCAAAGTTAACAGACTCCATAGCAGTATATAAGACTAGAAGTTATGGTATGCTATATGTGTGCTCTAACTATCCAAATTGTGACGCTTATGTTGGTTGTCATCCTAACAGTATAAAACCTCTTGGAAGACTTGCAGACTATAACTTGAGAACACGTAAGCACAATGCACATTCTGTCTTTGATTCTTTATGGAAAGGGAACCGAAGAGTAATGACTCGTTCGCAAGCTTACATATGGTTGGCTTCTGAACTTAACCTGTCACTAGAAGAGTGTCATATAGGAATGTTTGATATTGACCTATGCAAGAAAGTAGTTGAGGTCTGCTTAAAGAAGCAGAAAGAAGGGAGATAGTATGCTTAAATATACAATAGAAACCCTAAAAGATATGGGTTACACAAAAGCAGGAGAAAATAAGGGGATTGAGACATGGGATAACTTTCACAGTACTCTACCTATAAAGGACTCAAATGACAGTGGATATATATTTCAGTTTAATCCTGCTGTAAAAGAAGAACCTATCGGGGTGATATTTGCCACTAAAGAATTATTGGAGGTAATTATAAGTGGTCACAAAGAAGAGTTATGAAGATTACCTAAATGAATTAGGAGTCCCAGAAGAAGAGAAAAAGTCCAATAGAGGTAGAATATCTGACAATGCTAGATATGGAAGTTGGCTTAGAAGAAATGACTCTGTATCCTTTCATGTGGGACTAACAGAGTATGAAAGAAATTAAACCAAGGAGGAGTCACCTTGAGAAGAAAAGAATTTAAACCCATAGTAAAAATCATGATAAGTGATGCTAACCCTCTTTACATCATGAGAGCAAAAGAAAATGGCGAAGAGTTTATATATAGTGCTTATGAGAAAGACGGTAAATACACCAAAATAACTAAAGCTTATCTAAGAGCCACCAAAAGAGGAGTCCCATACTTTAAAAAGGACAATGCAAGAGTCTACTTTGATGCCCATAGAATTGAGAAACTAAAATGAGAATATAAGGGGTAGACGATAACAGAATAATAGGATATAATAAGTCACAGATGGAAAAGTCTGTGACTTTTCTTTTACCCAAAAATAAGGCGGTGAAACTATATGAATAGGTTTTCGTTGAATTTATTGTGCATTGTATTGTGGTTACATTATAAGCTGAAATTAATGTTTGTAAGAATTGTTGAAGCAGGTAGAATACCAACTCCCGAATTGGTAAATCGTATTTTTAATTTCTGTGAATTGTATTCCGGTAAGACCATGTACCCTTACCAAGAGCAATTCTCAAAGAGAGTAATAAGGTCAGTATTAGAGAATGATGGTGAAGAGCTGACAGCTTTATTCGCAAGACAGTCCGGTAAGTCTGAAACAATAGCTATAACAGTTGGAGGGCTAATGATTATCCTACCCCAACTTGCTAACATGCCTATGTTTGCTGATGACCATAGACTTTCATCATTTAAAGATGGTTTCTGGGTAGGTATATTTGCTCCTGGTAAACGACAAGCTGAAATTACTTATAACAGAATCAAGTCAAGACTGCAATGCAAATCTGCTTTAGCAGTATTAGAAGACCCAGAGTTCCGATTGATGTTTACTACTTCTAATGGTCAGACTGTTGCTTTAAGTAATGGTTCCTTTGCAACTGCTATTTCTGCATCTGACCAGAGTAATATTGAAGGTGAATCTTTCAAAATGATTATTTGTGAAGAGTGCCAAGATATTAGTAATTATAAGATTAGAAGGTCTATCCATCCAATGGGTGCCGCGTACAATGCAACCATTGTAAAGATTGGGACGGCTACTACATTTAAGGGAGACTTTTATGAAGCCATTCAAAGAAATAAGAAAAAAGATGCGGATAAAAAGTCACACGTAAAAAATCATTTTGAGTATGACTATGTAGTGGCATCTAAGTACAATCCAAAATATGCAAAGACTATTGAAAAAGAGAAAGAAAGACTCGGTGAAAAAAGTGATGAGTTTCAAATGTCATACTGTCTTAAATGGATTATTGAGAGAGGTATGTTCATTGACATTGAAAAGTTTGAAGCAGAGAATGGTGAACCATTATTAGGCCGTGTTATGAAAGACTTAAAATCCAATCATGTAGCTGGGGTAGACATAGGAGGTAAAGGTGATTCCACTGTAATAACCATAGTTGAAGTTGATTGGGATATGCCTGTCATTATGGAATCACGAATAGACGAAGATACTGGGGAAGAAGTCATGTATCTTGCCTATAATACTTACTTAAAAGACTGGTTTACTATTAGTGATGAACCAGATTATGAGGAACAATATCCACAAATAACCGACTACCTAAGTCATTTTAGACTTGCAAGAGTAGTGTGTGACGCTACCAGAGAAGCCAGTATATCTCATAGATTAAGAGCAAATTTAAGGTGTGAAGTTATTCCTTACATATTTACCACTAAGTCTAAGTCTGAAATGTATAAGCATCTGGATAAAGAAATTGGTTCTGGTCGTGCAAGAGTTTGCATGAGTGAAAGTGCCAAAGAAACCAGAGAGCATAAAGACTTTATGGAGCAAATGGGTGACTTACAAAAAGGTTACAGTGGTCAACATATGGTGTGTTCGCATGGTAGTGAAAGAGGAGCACATGATGACTACCCAGACTCTTATGCTTTAGCAGTGTGGGGAACAAGTTTTGCCGGGGACACTAATTATACCGAGACCCAGAATAATAAATTTACTCAAAAAAGTAATAATGAGCAGAAAGCAAATAGAATGAAAAATAAAATAACCGGACGTAGGAGGTAAAGTGATATGATAGGATTTGAAAGAAGAAGAACATTTGACAACAGATACAATACTAGTCTCATAGGTATTGAAGGAGAACTCGATAACAAACAGGTTGACAGATTAAAGAAAGTCGCACGAAATTGGAATTTCT